TTTCAAGGTTTATCAGTCAAACAATTTACCTGCAGTAGGAACAGGACCATCTAATACAGGTGCAAATAGTTCTACTAACTATGGTATAATTGTTGCTGGTCATTCTTCATCAGTAGCTACTGCAGAGCAAATCAACAAGACAGAGACTTACAGAGACCCTGATTCTTTTGCTGATATTGTTCGTGGTATGCATTTGTATGGTAGAAAGATACTTCGCCCTGAAGCAATCACTACTTGTCAATATCACTTAGCGTAAGGGAGATTAGATTATGGCTACAATTACTTCATTACTAAAAGCCGCAACTGGTAACTCCCAGAGAGGTCGCAATCCTTATATGGTTGAAAATACACTTGATATCGTGGCTACTACTGTAGACCCATCTTCAGGTGATGTTGTTCAAGCAATTACTATTCCTGCAGGTCATAAAATTATGGCAGCAGGTGTAGAAGTTGTTGAAAGTGCAACCATGAATACAGGTACAGATGCAACTATAACTTTAGGTGCAGCTGACCCTGATGAGTATGTAACTTCATTTGACATTGATGGTGCAGCTGATGGTGCTTATGCTCCTAGCGTAACTGTTTCTGCAGATGTAGTACTTGCTTCTGACGATACTCTTGATGTTACTTTCGCAGGTTCAGGAGCATCTTTCACTGCAGGTAAACTTAGAGTTTACGCTATAATGATGGATGTGAGTGAACAAGGTGACACTTCAGCTAACGAAGTTGATAGAGACACTTTAGCTTAAATTAATGTAAGTGAAGGGCAGCTTTAGGGTTGCCCTTTACACCATTTGATATTATAGGAGATTAATATATGGCTATCACAACCGCAATGTGTAATAGCTTTAAGACAGAACTACTAGGTGGTCTTCACGATTTAGATACAGACACACTTAAAATTGCTCTTATCAAAGCATCGCCTACAGGTACATATAATGCTAGTACAACTAATTACTCTGACGTAACAGGCAATTCAGATGAAGCATCAGGCACTAATTACAATTCAGGTGGTAATGTACTTGATGGTGCAGCTATTTCACTTTCAGGTTCTACTGCCATTGTTGATTTTACTGACGAAGTTTTTAGTAACGTAACTGTTTCCGCAGATGGATGTATCATTTATAATACAGCAAATTCAAATTCTGCAATTGCTGTTATTGATTTTGGTGGTACTGTTTCCGCTACTGCTGGTGACTTAACAATTGAATTTCCTGCCGCTGACGCATCAAACGCTGTAATACGTATAGCGTAAGGAGTAGGCTATGGCAATCATAGCACAGTCTGCACGATATGGTTCAGGTTTATATGGAACGTCTGAATATGGTGTAGTCAATCTTACCGCTAGTATTAGTGGTGTTTCCGCTACAGGTACTATTGCTAGTGTTGTAGCAGGTGGTTTTGAAGTAGATGTTACAGAACGTATTTCTACAGGTGTTAGTGCTACAGGCTCAGTAGGAACTTTAAATGTATTTATTAAAGTTTCTGTTGTAGGTGTTTCAGCTACAGGCACAGTCAATACTGTAAAAGAGAATATCAATACTCCAATAACAGGAGTACAAGCTACAGGTTCTGTAAACACAGTAGAAGAGAAGCCTACAGAAGCATTAGATAGTGTAAGTGCTACAGGTTCTGTTAACAATGTAACTGTTAACATTATAGAAAAACTAGGAAGTGTATCTGCAACAGGTACAATAGGTACTCTTACATTAACAGGTACAGCAAATGTAACACTCATAGGTGTTCAAGCTGTTGGTTTTGTAAACACTGTAGAAGATAAACCAACTGAAGTTTTAAGTAGTGTTAGTGCCACAGGTTTTGTTAATGATAACTTTACCTTTTCAAATACACATTCATTAACAGGTGTATCAGCTATAGGCACAGTTAATACAGTAACAGCAACAGGTGTAGTATTTGATTTTGAAGCTGTTAAAACTCTTTATGACAGAAAGAGAACAGTTCTAGTAGAAAAACAACAGCCTAGAATAGTATATGTTAAAGCAGAGCTACCACGTATAGTATATATCAAAGAAGAATCATCACGTATAGTATATGTTAAAGCAGAACTACCACGCACAGTATATGTAGATAGACAATCTACTGTAGCAGAACGAAGAGCAGCAGCATAAGGATTATAATAAATGTCATTTAGATGGCCCGTTAAAGACCCTGATGAACAACTAGATTACAGTATGGATTGGTCTCGTTTTTTAGATACAGCTACCATTTCTTCTGTGACATGGTTTGTACAAACATCAGAGATTGGTAAGACACAAATAGATGCAGGTGAAACATTAACAACTGCTTCTAGTAATGCAGTAACAGATAATATACAGAATGTATCACAAACAAATACAAACACTGTTGCTACAATTAATTTAGGTGGTGGTATATTAAATAGAGAGTACTCATTTATTTGTCGGATTATTGACAGCACTGGAAGTCAAGCTGAACGTACTGTTAAAATAGCTATAAGGCAGAAATAATGGCATATAATTATTTAGAATTAGTGAATCAAGTAAACCGTAGACTTAATGAAGTAGAACTTACATCAAGCAACTTTTCTACTGCTGTAGGTTTTTATGCTCAAGCAAAGGATGCTATCAATGCATCTCTTCGTGATATCAACCAACATGAATTTAATTGGCCCTTTAATCATGTAGAACAAGAAGATATTTTATCTGCTAATGTAACAAGATATGCTTTTCCACATGATGCTAAACTAGTAGACTTTGATAGCTTTCGTATAAAAGAAGATAGCTCATTAGGAAATGCAACAACAAGATTAGGTATACTTGCCTATGAAGAATATCTTGATAAGTATGTAGACCAAGAATATAATACGAATGGTAGAAGTGGTGTTCCTCAAATGGTAGCACATGGACCTGCTCTTGAGTATTTACTTACACCTGAACCTGATAAAGCCTATACAGTTGTATATGAATATTATCGTGTTCCTGTAGATTTAGAATTATATGATGATGTTCCTGCTGTTCCTGAAAGATTTAAACATGTTATTGTAGATGGAGCAATGCATTATGCTTATTTATTCCGTGGTAATTCACAAGACGCAATGGTAGCTAAACAGAAGTTTGATGAAGGTATAAAGAATATGCGTATTGTATTAATCAACAGAACATATTACTTACGTTCTACAATGATACCACAGAACACAGGTGGTGGTAGGATGGGATTCTCTAGGTCTGTTATCTAATGGCAGACGCATGGCAAACCCATTCATTTGAATTTAAAGGTGGCTTGATAACAAACCTTTCTCCTTATCAGCAAGGATTTCAAGCACCTGGTTCAGCACGTATACTGCGTAACTTTGAACCTTCTATCTTTGGTGGATACAGAAGAGTTGAAGGATACGAGAAGTTTGATACCAATACTGTAACGAATACAGGTGTTATCAGAGGTATAGTGCGATATGACAGCAAAGTGTTTGCTTGTCGTGGAGATGACTTATTCTTCTCTTCAGGTTCAGGATGGACACAAGTAAGTGACAACGCAACCTATAGTAGTGCAGGTGTTACAATAGGTGGTGGTACAGGCAAAGTAAGATTTCTAAAGTATGACTTTGATGGTACAGAAAAACTTATGCTTGTTGATGGAACAGGCAAACCATTTAGATTTGATGGAACTACGTTTGAACAATTAACTGCTTTACCATCTGATGTATCAGGTACAAGTTTTATAGTAAACTTTAAGAATCATATTTTCTTTGGTAATGGAAAAAATTTAGCATATACCGCACCTTACAAAGATAATGACTTGACAATTGCTAGTGGTGGTGGTATAATTAATGTAGCTGATGAAATTACAGGTTTAATTGTATTTCGTGAGCAGCTAATAATATTTAGCGAAAGTAGTATAAATGTACTTAATGGTAATAGTGTAGCTGACTTTAGTATGCAACCAGTGTCTCGTGACTTAGGTTGTGTTGCTTCAGATACTATACAAGAGATTGGTGGAGATGTTATATTCTTAGGACCTGATGGTCTTCGTCTTTTTTCTGCTACTGATAGAATAGGAGACTTTAGTCTAGCTGCTGTATCAAAGACGATTCAAGATGAAATGCTAGATTTAATTACTAGTAGTCCTGATGGTTTTATGAGTACAGTTATTCGTGAGAAGAGTCAATACAGAATATTTGGATATAACGTAGGGTATACTAACGCTTCAGCAAAAGGTATAGCAGCTACACAATTACAAGATGGTATGGCGTTTAATGATTTACGTGGTTTTAATGTTAACGCAATAGACAGTGAATACGTAGGTCGGACAGAACTTATTTACTTTGGTGCAAGTGATGGTTACGTTTATCGCATGGAGCAAGGTAATAGCTTTGATGGAGAGAAGATACAAGCTACGTTTGCTACTCCTTATGTACCGTTAGGTGACCCTAATGTCCGTAAAACAGTATATAAAGGAATAACATACTTAGATGTAAACGGAGAGGTAGATATTAGATACTCTCTTAAATTTGACTTTGACCAACAAAATACTGTTCAACCTAATTCATTGCTTTTTTCAAACCTCGCAGCTTCATCAATATCTTATGGTGCTGGGGTTTATGGAACATCCTCGTATGGGGGTAAACAGAAAGCGATATATGAATTGCAAACAATAGGTTCAGGTTTTACAGTATCTATAGTATATGAGACCATAGGGGATACAATAGACGCTGTATTTGCTATTGACGCTGCAACCCTGCAGTATACTACTAACGCTAGGAGATAATAAATGGGAACAGGCTATACAAGAAACGACACACCGAACAATATAGCTGACGGTAACGTAATTAATGCTTCAGACCTTGATGGAGAGTTTGATGCTATACAATCTGCGTTTAACGGCTCAACTGGACACTCACATGATGGTACAACAGGTGAAGGACCACAGATTGACAC